TTTGCTACCCCGAAGGCATAGCGTTAATCCTGCTTACTGACTACAGGGGCACCATACGTTGTGCCAGCTTTAGACGTTCCCAAGGTAGTGGGACTTAAATTAGGTCGGCTTCTGGTTTATACAGCCCACACCGGTTGCTGCATTCCCATCCCTGGGATATAATTATTTATACAGGTTATTGATCTGTAGTTTGTTTTTTCTTACCAATATTATACTTTGTTTGCAATGACCATTCATTTTTATCTTTAAACGCTATTACTTTGATCTGCGATAGTGGTGCTAAATCTGTAAATTTATCGGGATCAATAATTTTTACCAGTCCCCAATCTATTAGCAACTTGGCAATTGTATTACGTCTTTGTAAATCGTTCTCTGTTAAATCTGCAGTCTTACCATCAAGAGCAAATAGCTCTTTGAAATGCACAATGAAATATCTACCTTGCTTATGTAAAATATGGCAAGATTGATACAGTACTTTATCTTTGCGTGATGCTACACCAATGCGTGTGAGAGTTTCTCTGACCTTCAAAAAATCGTCAGGTTGTGCCATGGTTACTTCCAAGGGATTATACCCCGGGTAATCAATGTGGAAAATATCTTCAGCCATTACGACCACCTTTTATTAGTTTTGTTCTTAAATAATCTAATTTTGAGTCGTCGAGAAGAGGGAGTACTTGGCGGGCTTTCTCTGTGCTATATCCATAGTATTCTTTTATTACTTCGATCGAGTCAATTTTCTCCGCTTTGATCCATTTGTTGAATCTTTTACGGGGCCTAATTGTATTTATAAGAAACGAAAACTGCATCTTTTTCTCAAGATGTGGTCGCGAATTCATCTCATTCGCAGGTATTACTGTGTCATGTCCGTAAGATAGTCCTTTGTTAATAATAAAAGCATTGTATTGTTTTTCAGACCAATCATCTACAATAAGATTTTCTTTTGTATAATGAATGGAATTAATAAAGTCAAAGGGTGATATTGCAGGAGCCTTATAAGGAACTTCTGCGGGCTTTTCAACAGGCGTTCCAAACAAACTCATGATAGCATCCTTATTAAGCCTACCGAATCTATTGTTACCAATAGCATGTAGTTAGCAAGCATCCCAAATGATTTCCTAGTAAAAGCAGCCCAAGCATAGAGACTGCAACCGAAGATCCAAATAGGGTACAAAGAAAGTAAAGGCGGATTAGGGACTGTGAGAGCCATGGTAATTGCACACCCAATACTAATAGCCCAAGCAAACAACTCCACGCAAAAACGAAAGCGGTTACTAATATAATCATGTTGAATCCAATCAAATGTAGGTTTTAATAAGTCAATCATTTAAACTCTACCGAGGCCATGATCTCTGTTAGACATGCAACAAGATTAATTTCCTGGTCTGCACAAAATGCCGCTTTATACTGATAGTCTGCAAGCAACAAAACAAGTTGTGGTACTTGAACAACTGAATCTAATAGTGTGTCGTATATTTTTCTAAAAAGAGTTTGCGGGTCGTTATCCAAGTTGTTAACAACCCAGGTGCGCATCTTTTTCCAATCTTTGTCTTTGAGAGCAGAGGTAAGGTCTTGCATATTGACCTCGCCCATATTGACAAGAATGCCTTCATCGATCTTGCCTGAAGATGCATAACGCTGCAACTCATTAAGTACGCGACGATAATCCGGAAAATGTTTCTCAAGAACTTTTGCTACAACTTTGGGGTCGGCTTCGACCTTTTCGTTGATTAAGATTTCATTAACACGTTTAAAGAAACGAGCAGCAATCTTGGGACGTTCTTCTTTACCAATTTTAAATTCGATTACTGCGCAACGAGAATGAAGCGGAGGAATAATACGATTTTTAAAATTACAAGTAAAAATGAATCTGCAATTTGCTGAGAATTCTTCAATGAATGCTCGCAATGCAGGTTGTGTGGAATTGGGGTTTAAGTAATCAGCCTCATCTAAAATAACAACTTTAGTCTTACCACTAAAGGATACTGTAGAAGCAAACTGTTTAATCTTAGTTCTAAGAACATCAATACCTGATTCTTCTGAACCGTTAATGATGATATAGTCTGTACCTAATTCTTCACACAATGCTCGAGCAATAGTAGTCTTACCCACACCTGCTGAACCACACAATAGCATGTTCTGTATTTCATCTTTTTCCACCATGTCCTGAAAGACCTTCTTTTGGTCCACAGGCAAAATACATTCATCTAGTTTACGAGGGCGATACTTTTCAACCCACAAAAATTGGTCTTCACGAAATTCCATAATAACTCCATAATATTAAAATTGCGCCAATTAATAGCGCTTGTCAAAGTATCAAATAACAGAATCAGGTTCCATTGCGATGAAGTATTCTAAAGGCTTTGTAGCGTGTTTAAAGTGGAATAGTTTCTTTGTAGCAACTGTTACTGCATATGCATCAGGGATAATTTTGAAGTTTTCAACCGCCATATGACATTCAAATAATTTATCACTTGTGCCAATTATCTTTTTATAAGTATTAGCTGTATCGTTTTTCTTATCACCGATAGTCAATGTTACTTGACCATCTTTACTGATAACAGAAATTGTAGGTGCTGCTGTAATAGCTGCTGCCTTCATAATCATGTTAACATCGTCAGCTGACAAATTAAATTTAAAGTGTTCATCGATATCAATGTTCTTATCGGGTGCTGCCACAATAACGCTTGCGTTAGAATAGAAGTATTCAAACTTGCCGTTGTCTTTGGAGATAGTCAAAGACTTTTCACCAAAATCAACTTGCTGATTTTCCATCAAGGTTAACAATGCCAACAAAGAATTTAAATCATAAACAGGAACTTCAACGGGAAAGTCTTCTGTTACTGTTACACGAGCAAAAATGTTCTTTGCTGTGCTGATTGTAGATAGCGTCTGACCTTTACGAATCAAGATGTTACTATTAATTGCGGCGAAGTTCTTTAAGAACTGAATTGTTTCATTACTAAATTGCATAATATTTTCCTTTAAACTCTATGATAAATTGGTTCACTTGCTGGTTTTTTTTCAACTTCAATGTCATGGACATATAAAAGCATTAATGCATAGTGTAACACCTTTAGTAGGTCTTGTCTATTCCTTCCTGCTTTTTTTCCATATCTTTGAACATATTTCATAACATTGCCTGCGGTGAAACCTACACCGTGACCATTATCAATAATAAATTCAGTTGCCTGATACTTATTCATTGAATAATGTTGACCATATGTTGCATCAATATATCCCTTAAACTCCTCAATTAATCGCCCTTCGTCGTATTTGTATTCGACTTTCTCCATGGTAAAACTCCATTATATTTTTGTTTCATAATCTCATTGCCTTGTTGAAAAAACTTGGCTTGAACCGAATCTGCTCTATTACCTGCTCGATAATTCACAGTATACTTTCCTGTCACCTCACACTCTATTTTATTATCTTTTAGGGTATATGTCAATGCTCTATCCACCTCAGGTTGATCGTCTGGATGTCTTGCGCGTCTATACCAAATAGGACTTAATTGTAGTGCCAACGGTTTGGCAAAAAAGAAACAATTAACGTCTACAAAATAATCTCTTATAACCGATTCCCAATTGCAAAGGCTTTCACAATCATCATTACAAATGAATTCGCCTTCGCTATCTACAATCTTTCTTAAAGTCGCCGCCCATTGGTTATCGCCGACTGCTTCCATTAATGATTCAACATGATCTGGTTCTAACCAATTGTCCTCATCAAGATAACAGATGTAATCACCTTTGGCAATATGAGTAAACCCGCCATATATTCTATGACCATTATATTGTTCTGTGCCCGTAGGATATGGGAGAATAACTAAATCAACATTGGGAAATTCTTCCTCAGCCAATATAGCAGCTACCTTATCTAAATGTTCTTCTCCGTCAACAACCACAAGATGTTGTACATCCGCATATGTTTGTTCTTGAACTGATTTTATATTTTGTCTTAAATAATCAGAACCAGTTGTTGCTGTAATTACTGTCACCTTAGTCA